GTGTTTCTATAAACTGTTTGAGCTGAAGCACCAACAAAATCTTGTACTGGTAAAAATACTGCTGACTTCCAATGTTTGGAATTTATCTCTAACAACCTACCTCTTATTTGTGTATTAAGATATTTTTTTACTGATCCTCTAACTTCTGGAAATCTGCTAAAATTTCTTATAAAGGACCAAGCAGATCTCATAACCGCATTGTCGTCTAATGTAGTTCCTTCTTTGGAATCTGCGACTGGCTGCATTAGTCTTTCAACTAACTCTGCTCTTAATAAAGGACTTAAATAATGTAAGTTAATACCACTAAACCCTGTTGGTAAAGGTTCACTTATAATAACTAATGGTAGTTGATCATAGTATGGTAAGTCTGCTTTTGTAAGTGGATCGTAACTAAACAGATACATTTTACCTACTGTTAATTGTGTTGCAAACTTTCCTATATCAGATTGAGATACTTCCTGATAGGTGTTCATACCTGTGGTGTAATCTCTAACTGCTTTTTGATACCAACGAGCAGACCGTTCTTTACCGCCTGTTCTAGAATATATATCGTTAAAAGGTTTTGTGTCCATGTATGTATTTATACTAGATACCCAATTCTTTTTCAGTAACTATTCTAAATTCCATACCTTGCTTCTTACAAAAAGACTTAGCTGATTTCCACTTAGCTTCATTAACAGCATAATTTGCTATCTCTTGTAAGTATCTTTTAGTTTTCCTCTTACCTACAGGAGGAGCTTTTGTAAATCTTTTAGGTTTTACTTCTATTAAATAACATTTTTTAGAGCCATTAGCGTCTTTTACTTCCATATAGAAGTCTACAAAGTATCTATGAACTTTATTATCTATAGGACTACGATAAGGAATAGCAATCTCTTCTGAGTTCCAACCTATTACAGAACTATTTAAATCACACCAATTCATAAACTTTAATTCATAACTAGAGCGATAAGTAATGTTCGTAGGTTTTCCTATGTATTTACTAGGATTTCTAGGAATAAACTTTCCTTTATATATTTCTTTGGCATAAATCATATAAATAAGAATATAATGTTAATTAACTATTTATAGGACAAACGATGACCACCGAAACTGAAACTGAAACTACAGATCTAAGAGTAGAAAACACAGAGACAGGCCAGCGCAATACTTTTGGAGACGACATGTCAGCTAAAATAGTAAGCGTTGCAGGTGAAGCTATAGAGTTTGCAGAGGACGCAGGAAAAGCAGCCGGTGATTGGATAGAAGAAAAAGCATCCAATTGGTTTTCTCCTGAAGGAGCAGGAGAGGCAAGGGGCGCTTATAGAGAATACTTAAACAGAAGATATAAAGATTTCTTTCCTACCGATGCCTTAACACCACAGCAGTATCCAGAGGATTTGTTTTCAGCAAATCAACCAAATGCTGTAGGTTTTTATATATTGACTAGAAAATCAAGTACAGCATTTAAGAGGCAAGGCAAAGATAAAGAAACTATAGGCTACCACGACGGTGGCGATATACATCATAATCCAGAGAATGATAGTGCAGCAAACAGAGCAAGTTCTGAAATGAATGCACAGAAGAATGTTGTAGGAGGTGCAGCTGGCATATCAGCTCTTGGGGCTGGATTAACATTTTTTAAAGGGAATGGAGAATCAAAATTTGGTTCATTCTTAAATAAAGCTACAAAAGTAGTAGGAGCAACAGCAGGCGCTGCTATTTTATCTAGAGGAGCGCACGAAGGTTGGACAGATGGGAAAGGCGAGAATAATTCTTTAACTTTTTTAGATACTTCTATACACCTTCATGTGCCCCAGTCTGTTATAACACAATATCAAGCAGACTGGCAAGGAGAAGAATTAGGAGTAGCTGGAGCATTAGCTAATAGAAGATCAAACCAAACAGACGGCGCAGAGATTGTAGAATTAATGGGAAGAGGAATTATATCAGCAGCAGCTAATATTCCTAGAGCAGCAGGTATAGGTAATGCAGATTTTGGCTCATCATTAGAAGCTACTACTAAGAAGCTTAATAATCCATTTAAAGAACAATTATTTAAAAGTATTGGTTTTAGAAAATTTGCATTTGGATATACATTTTCACCTAGAAATGAATCCGAAGCAATGACAGTTGAAAGAATAATTAACCTATTTAAATATCACATGCACCCAGAAATATCTCCTGGGCAAATGTTTTTAGTTTATCCCTCAGAATTTTTAATAGAATTCTTACATGTAGAAGATGGCCAGGTTCATACAAATCATCACATGCCAAGAGTTGCAGGGTGTGCTTTAACAGATGTAAAAGTTACATATGGTCCTGATGGAACATTCCAAACAATAAAAGACACCGCAGGCATGCCGTCTGAGATTACTATGGAATTAAGTTTTACAGAGCTAGAAACTCTAACAGCAAATCGAATAGCGGAGGGGTTCTAATATGTACTTTAGAAGTTTACCTAAAATATTTTATCCTTTTAAAAATAGAAAAAAACAAACTATTATGCCTGATATATTGCGAAGAGTTCAATTAGATAAATTTTTTAATAATAGAATTATTTTAGAAAAATACTATGTTAAGGACTACGAAACTCCCGAAGTATTAGCACATAAATTTTATGGACAAAGTGAATACCATTGGATTTTATTGCTAGCAAATAATATTATAGATGTAAATAGGGAATGGCCACAAGCACAAGAAGAAGTAATAGCTTATACAAAAGATAAATATGGTTCAACAAATATGACTGATATACATCATTGGGTTTTAAAAGAGGACAAATCAATTATAGTTGATTGGAGTCCAGAAGCAGAGCAAGCTGCTACAATAGAATCTGTTAGTAACTTAGATTATGAAACAGATATTAATGAAAAGAAAAGACAAATCGCAGTAGTTCCTGAAGCCGATATAAAAAATCTTGTGGAGACATACAAGCGTTTGGTGAGGTAGAATATGGATGAGAAAATATCATTTCCTGGTGATGTTGCTATAGACTCTTTAAAAATATACAACGCAGCAGACAAATTTATAGAATTAACTTTAGCACAAGCCACAGAAATACTTATTTATGAGAGTGTATTTGCATCTTGTATGTTTGGCTCTATAGCTTTTGCAGATGCTGATGCTATTATTGAAACCTTTCCTATAGTAGGTGGAGAAGCACTTACTATCAAACTAAGAACAAAAACATTTGAAGATCGAGAAGACATGGTAATACATAAGTCTTTTATTATTGTCGGAATAGAAAAAAGAAGATTAGAAAATGATAGAGAACAAACTTATGTTTTAAATTTTATATCTATAGAAGGATATAATGATTTAGTAAATAATATTCACCAATCTTTTCCTGGAGACACAGATAGTGGAGGAGCGTTTAATACAGCTAAAATTGCAGACAACATTTTTGTCAATTATATAGCCAAAGATACACCAAGGATATATGGAGAAGATAAATCATCAGGATTTACTATACTAGGGAATCATTCTTCAGACTTACAATATGTTTCTAATGGTTGGACTCCATTTCAGAATATGAATTATATAGCTTTAAATTCTACTGATGCTACTTATCCTGGCGCCGATATGGTATTTTTTGAAACAAACAAAACTTATGCAATGGCGTCATTACAAGGAATGATAGCAGCTCAAGAAGAAGTATTGTTTGATCAGTACTTCTTTCCTCAAATGGGTCCTAGAACAAGAACATCTAAATATGGTTTTAGTTCACCAAATCTTATAGATGATAAATTCAATGATGTAGAAGAAATGAAAATACCTAAGACTATTGATATATTAGAAGGCAATATGAATGGTTATCATGCTTCTAACATTCAAGCATATGACATATATAATAAAACAAGAACACATAAAAATTTAGATGTACTTAATGATTTTGATGCTTTGGTTCATACAGATGATGGTGCACCAATACCGCAACACATATCTAGAAGTCCAACATCTTATACAAACTTTAAAATATTAAATGGTAATACTTATGCAGGTATAGCAACCGGAATATTTGATAAAGGAAAGAAAACATCTGATGAGAGATGGGTAGGGGCAGGTGTAAGAAGGCGCCAATATTTTAGTTCATTTAATGATTATACATTTGAACTTGATGTACCAGGAAGAACAGATATTGAATGTGGAGTTATGATATATTTAGATTATCCTAGTACACAATCAAAAGGGGTAGCAGACACAAACACAGATGAGATATTATCAGGTAAATATTTGGTGACATCTATTGCACACAAAATAAATATAGTAACAGGACATACAATGAAGATGGAAATCGTTAAAAACGGATTGGGTAAAAGTTTATGAAGAACTATGGCAAATTAGAAATGGCAAAACCAGCTTTTTGGTTGGGTATTGTAGAGGCTACTGGTGATATAAATTCAGCAGGTAGATATAAAGTAAGAATATTTGGATATCACACAGCAGATAAAAGTAAATTGCCTACAAAAGATTTACCTTATGCAGTACCTATTAATCCTGTTACAAGCGCATCAATGAATGGTATTATGGATACGCCAGCACTCGTGCAAGGTTCAACTGTATTTGGTTGTTTCTTAGATGGAGAGATAGGACAGACACCTGTTATATTAGGTTCAATTGCAGGAGAACCAGCAGAACAAGATTTTCAAGACGGACAAGGATTTTCAGATCCAGCAAAAGTATTTCCTAGAGCTGCGTCAGGAACAGCAGCAAAATCAAACAATGAAGAAGGAATAATAGACGGAGCAATAGGTGCAGTAACAGATGCAGTTTCAGGAGCCATTAGTTCTTTAACAGGAGGCTTGTTAGACGGCGAAGATGCTAACGATGCAGATGTAGGTACAGGATTTTCAGGAGTTGGAGAGCCTGATATATCTAGATTGGCTAGAGGACAAGCAGCAGAAACACATTATTCATTAGTCAATCGTAGGAAGAAAATAGCAGACATAAACGCTGAGGGTGTACCTACAGCAAAAGCACCTTTTACAGAAAAATCAGCCGAAGCATTACTTGTTGCTTGTAGTACAAACGGAGATACAGAAACAAAACCATGGAAACTACCTGATGCAAGAGCTACAGAACAAGGCGAAACAACCTCTCCACAAACATATTTTGATCCTAAATCAGGAGGCAGTCCTACAGGTGAGGAAACATCTTTGTATCCTTTTAACCAAGTTAAAGAAACAATTTCAGGCATAGTAAAAGAATACGACAACACACCTGGCAATATTAGAATATCAGAATTTCATCCAGCAAACACATGGTATGAGATACACAATGATGGTTCTAAGACAACCTATGTAAGTGGAAGTGATAATGTAGT